CCCCTGTTTGCCCGATAGCACCGCCCGCTCCAATTATTAGCTGGCCCATAGTTTCCACAGAACTTCCAAAAAGCTTTGCGCCAGAAGTTCCTGCAAGACCTTCGCCAATATACCCACCAAGTTCACCAAAAGGTTTGGTGGCTTTATTTATGTTGTCTTGCACAGTGCCGGTAACTTTATTGACGCCTGAGCTAACTTCCCTGTTTAAATCTTCTAAAAATGAAGCCATCGCAAAAACTCCTATGCTCTATAATTAGGCGACGATCTGGGAATTTTGTCAAGCTGAGATTCATCCGATACGTAACTATTCGCTTGACGATTCAATTTTCCTTCAAGCCAATCTCTAACTATTTCATCATAAGGTTTAGTTGTGCCGTCTGGTCTTGTCGTATTATAATCAGCAAAAAAGCTTGGCTGTTCAACATCAGCGAATGTCTGAGCAAAAGCATCGGCCCTATCTGGGCTTCGACCTAACCTAGCCTTGATCTGTTCTTTCTCTTCAAGTCTAAACACTCCGCCATGAAATATTAGCTTTGGCATCATTAGTTCTTCAGCTAAAGCTTTATCATTTGGCAATTGCCCACCACGTTTAACCCAGTCTCGCATCCTTACATACATTTCAGTTCTAAGATTAAAGTATCTTTTGTCGTGAGCCTTCTTATTATAAACAACTGGTGTCACGTCAAGGTTTGGAAACATGCCAAGTGAATCAATCGCACTAGCTCCATATCCACCCGTATTATCCACAAACACGCGCTCAATATTTTCTTCTTGAACTCTAAACGCAATTTTCCCAGCAATGTCTGGCCCTGTTAACGTCGATGGGTATTCTTCTAAAGGATAAGCCTTAAGACCTTTCCTCTTAGCAAATATAGTTCTATCCACACCACCCCTCGATACGTCAACGCCAAGTCTGGTTTGTGAGTTTTTAACTTCTTCTTCTTTTATATTTCGATTCATTGATTCAAATATTTCTTGATCTGATAAAAGTGTATTCGTTGCTACTGGTGGGTACTTACCAAACACGTTCACCAATACCCATGGGTCATCTTTACCATAAGTCGCAATCTGCTCACGCGCCCATTGCACACTTACTCTCGGCGCTCGCTTAGGATCATCAGGATCACCCGACACGTGGTAGATCGCCCACTTCTGTTCCGTCTTCCCAATACTTGCACGATAAAGCATCCCCGCCGCCACCTCGGGATTTCCCGCCGCCAAGATTCTAGCTTTCTTAGTATCACTATCCCCCGTCGATAAAGCAGCATCCGCAGTAGCAAGTACCGCATCTGGAATCATACCAGCCTCATCTAAAAGGAAAGCCACGTTATCGGCGTGCAACCCTGCAAGTGCCGAACTCATCTGCGTATTATCCGCTTGCTTTGGAAAACTTCTAGCGTCAATAAATGAATACATCTCAGAACCTTTAAGCGAGAAACGTTCCGCGCCAGGATTCACCGATCTTTTTAATAGCTCCGATCTTGCATGAAGTCTCGCTAACTCGGCCCAAAGGTTTGACTTTAAGTGATCGGCCGTAATCGCAAGTGCCGCAATCTTTGGCTTATGATGACAAGTAAAAAAGTGCCAACCAAGAACCGCAAGCGTAAACGTCTTACCTGGCCCTTTCGAAGCAATAAGCCCTAGCCTTTGGTATTCCATGTAAAGATCAAATACTTCCTCTTGCCAAGGGTCTAGCGTTAAATCAAAAGCATCTTTGGCAAATATCTTTGGCTTATGCCTCCACAACCTAAGCATGTGGCTTGGCTGTAATTGTATTGGACTATGGAAAAGTCTTTGAACGTTCATATAAGATCATCTAGTGTTTGTGGTGCCTGTTCTTTAGATTCTTCTGGGGTAACCACCTCGAAGTCTTCTGGCTTCTCCCCCGCCTTCTTAACGCGATAATATTCCGCCTCAATGGCTTCGATAGGAATGTCTTCTTTGCTTTCTAATTGATAGCTTTGCATGATTAAATCTGATAACGAGTGCTGAACGTTCATATCTACCTTTTCAACGAAATCCGCTTCCGACTTACCTAAAAGCTCACTAGCCTTAAGCCTTAGTGGCAATGGCAAATTCTTCGGCTGTCGTATTGGTACGTTATTTTCATCTACTTCTTCTTTCTGGTAAGGGTCTTCATTCTTCATGATTCTTGACCAAAGCTCTTGTCGCTCTTCTCTTGTTGCGATTAAACGCTTCTTAGTCTCTATATATTTAGATCGGTGCTTGATCGCCTCTTGTATTAATGGGTCTTTTAAATAGCCTTCTCCGAGATTCTTTAAATATGAATCAGCGCCACTGTACCCAGCAGCTCTTAATGAATTAACGACATCGCCGTCGAACGCTTCTACGAACAACCTTTGTTTTTGGTTAAGTGCCATCGTGCCCCTCTCTCGTATAATTTACTAGCGTATAGTATTTGTGTCAAATTTTTAGAGGCGGGTGGGCGGGGCACTTTGAAATTTTAAAGACGGGTGGGTGGTGGTCGCATAGGCATATTGGCATCTAGGTGGTGTGGCACCTTTGAATTTATAATTTTAAAATTTGGAGCGCGGGTGGGTCTCCCCGCCGCGCGAAATCGCGAAAAGGGGGCGACGCGTCCAAAAGTAAAAAATCGCATCGCGCCAAAAAATTAAAAAATCTTAATGTCGTCGCGCATTAAATGCGGTGTGTTTATTGCCCCGTGACAAGTGCTGTAAACGCGAGGCGATAAACGCACAATGCTAGCGCGCTGTTACATTGCTAGACTGTAACGCCCGATTAAACGCGCCCAAACGTGCGGGCATATCGAAGCTAAGCCGATCACTCCCAAACGCGAAGGCGAGGCGATTAGGTGGCAAAATACGTGGCATAATACGCGCCACGATTCCCGAGTGAAGACAGGTAAATTAATTATCGGCTAACTCTCCGAGATTTCAGAATGAGAGCGCGAATCGTTCCGAGTGCGAAGCCGTAGAGTGAAAAAAGCGCGAGGCTAAAAAATCACAGGTAGGTTAATTGTTGCCTAAAGCCTCCGAAATTAAAGACTTTTGGGTACTTTCTTAACAGGTATATATTTTAGAAAATTCTATATTAGCATATATAATATAATATAACGCATATAGCTATAAATTACAAAATATCAAATATAAATTTTTATAAATATATACCTCTTAAGAATACCCCTAAAACGCTTTAATATCAAAGAGTTTACCCGACATTTAACCTACCTGCTATTTTGGGCTTTTTTGGTCATGAGCGAGCGCATGAAAAAATTACAATCAAAAATCGGCAAAAACTATTTTTCTTGCATTGTTGTTTCAGTAGTGGTAATTCTTGAATCGTTCCGATTTAAATTTAAACATTAACGAAAATAAAAAAGGCGCTCCAAATGAATTATAATACCAAGAATCTCGAAGGTCATGATTTATACTTGATAAGCATATCAGGCGGGAAAGATTCGACGGCATTAATCGACTTTGCAATTAAACACTTCCCGCACAATAAGATTCAATTCGTGCATGCTAAAATTGACATTGATTGGCGCGAGACCATTCCGACTGTAAAGGCGCAAGTTGAACATGCCCGCAAGCTTGCAAAGCATGATTTCCCATTGCATATCGTCGAGGCGACATTCGCGGACGGCACGCCTAAAGGTTTCTTAAGCAAATTATTAGCACCAAGAATTGACCGCGTGACAGGCGAGGCGAAACAAAATCAATTCCCTGATATGCAAAATCGGTGGTGTACCTCTGAGCTTAAACTTGCACCGATTAGGAAGCTAACGCGCGAGCTATTACCTAATGGCGGGAGTGTTCTAAACGTGACAGGCGAGCGCCACGCAGAATCGAAACAACGCTCAAAACTTCCTTATATCGAGGCAAACGAGAGTTGGTCAACAAAGGCGATTCATGTAACAAATTTCAGACCTATCCTGCATTTATCGGAGAGTGAAGTTTTCGCTATCTCAACAAATAACGGCTATCAAGTTCACCCGTGTTATTCTTGGGGAGTTTCACGAGCATCTTGCGCGATATGTATATTCTCAAGTGACGAGGAAATAAAACTAGCGCTTAAGCATGCGCCCCATATCGTCGAGGATTACATACAAGCAGAGTCAATGATTAGTCATTCATTCAGATACAAGCCCGCGACTAAAACGAGACCAGAACAAAAAACAAGAATAATCGACATACTAAAAAAGGCATAACCAAATGAAAAAAGTCGCTAAAATGCAAGTGTACAAAAACTTAAACAACGGCTTGTGGTCTGTGAGATATAAAGGCAAGGTAATTGCGCATAAAAGCGCTTTAATCCTATCAGACGTTGATTTCCGAGTAAGTGAGGCGGGAAGACAAAGAGTGTTAAGAGAGCGCCAAAAGAACGTGCATGCGTACGCTAACGGCAACATAATCGAAGCGCTCCCAAACGCCCAAATAATCGAAGCGACTTATAATCCTTACGACGTAAGCTATTTTTATCTTAAAGGCGATAAAACGCCGATATATAGTGCAAAATTTGCAATATTTAACGAGCAAGGCAAGTTATTTGTCGTGCTTTAACCATACCAAACAGGGAGAAAATTATGCTATCAACATTTATCATTCAAGCCATGGCAATTGTCGCGTGCTTTGCTACGACGCTCGCAGTGTTTAAAACACTCGAAGCCATTCGCACCATTTATTACTCAAAGTCATTCAAATTAAACCAGAGCGATATTAAAGCGCTCACTAACAAATAAAAGGAAGCCCAAACTATGAAAAGAAAAAATTCATTACACGACCGCTTGCATGCGTGCCTTGCGCATTCAGTATCAAAAGACCAAACGAGACCATACCTAATGGGTTACATTCATTATGAGCGCTTAAATGCGCTTATAACATGCGACGGACACAAGGCAACTATTTCTAGGTCATTTTATTGTGACAATTTAAAAAACGTTATTATTGACCCAAATACTATGCAAGCCATTGAGCGCGAGTATCCAAGAATTGAGTCGGTTATTCCAAGTTCAAACGACTTCCAACTATTAACTTATAAGATCGAAGCGCACCACTACCAGAAAGGTAAAGGAAAGGACGTTAAGAAAGCTTATTTCTGCGATAATGGGGAAGTTATTTTATTTGAAGTGCCAGCGGGTAAAAAAGTTTTATTCGCTTTAAATGCTGAGTTTTTAAAGCCACTCGCGGACGGCTCTGAGTACAACGTTAAATATTTTAATGACCCATTAAAGCCAGTTTTATTCGATATAGGAGGAACGGACGCGGGTTTCATTAACACTTATTTAGTTATGCCAATTAAATTATAAGAGGAGAAATTTTATGGGAATCCAAAATATTTTAGAAAAAAGAATGATGTTCAAAGGTAATACCATTTACTCAATTCATGACTTCAAACGCTTATATGAATATTATAATCAAGGTCATTTCTTTGACAAAGATACCATGCGTTTCTTTGCTTCGCGTATCCTAGACCATTGGAAGGTTAATCATGAGCAAGGCGCGTGCTATTTTATCACGAGTGAAAAGAAATGTTTTAATGATTACACGCGCGTTTATACTGTGAGAAAAGGATATGTAAGGGACGCAATAACGGAAGGTGACGAGTTAAAACTTTCTATTGATACAATCGACGAGGGTTATCGGCTACCATCAATTTATTTAGCTAAAAAACTTATGAACAAATTAGGAGGCGCAAAATGATTAAACCAAACGACATCAAACTTATCAGGGAAGTGGCGGGCATTGACGGAATATTAAGAGACCAAGAATTGTGCGAGCACATGCGCGATAATACAATTAAACCAGAATTTAAAGCGCATTATGAACAATTTCATTGGTCGGTAATGACTTTTGACTCATTAAACGACGCGTGCGCAATGGGAAGCACTATTCTAGGTAAACCATGTTTTATTAATGCCTTATTTGAAAAGCACCGCGAGTATGAATTAATTTACCTCGAAGGAAATGAGGCAAAACATTTTTGTTACATTGATTGAAGGTGTACCATGCAAGAATACTCAAAACATTTAACCATTATAAAAGGTAAAACTAAAATTTTTACAAGTGTGAAGGTAGAAATTCCTGAGCATGTAAATTACTTAGATAAATACCACGTTACGCGCGAGGGTAACGTGGTTAATTCTAAGACAGGTGAAATAAAATTCAATTGGCTTGTAAAGCACCCAAAGATTAAAAATCACAGAGGATACGCGCGCATTGAGTTTAAAATAAAAGGAAAGCGTGTGCGGTGGTTTGTTCACCGATTAGTTTATACTTGCTTTATTGGCAAGATACCAAGTGGTAAAGAAATTAATCATATCGACGGGAACACAATGAATAACTCAATTTTCAATCTTGAGTTAGTGACCAAAAAACAAAATATTAAACACAGAGAAAAACTTAAAAAGGAAAAACTTTATGCCAAATTATTGCGACAATCGGGCAACGATTAAACACAACGACTTGAACAAATTAAAAGAACTGAGGAAACAATTTAAAAAGGGAAACTTTTTTAATTCTATCATTCCAATAGGTGATGACAAAGATTGGTACGGATTTTGTGTCAGTAATTGGGGTACAAAATGGGAAACTGTGGACGGAACGTCAACGCTAAAAGCCAAGGAAAAAACATTATACCTTGATTTTTTGACGGCTTGGAGTCCGCCTAGTGGCATATACAACAAGCTAACAGAGTTAGGATACCACGTTGAAGCGTATTATGACGAGGGAGGCGTAGGATTTTGTGGCAAGTATGACAGCATTGAAGGTGAATCCACTTACACTTACAACGACGAGATACCAGATGACATTGATTTTTTATTTGAGATAACAGAAAGATTAGAAGAAATTCGAGCAGAAAACGAGGAGCTATCGCGCTTAGAAGGCGTTTGTTTAATATACTAAAAAAGGAAAAATTATGAATCAAGAATACATTTTAAACGGGCGCAAAGTAATGTTAGATGAGGATACTATTAAGAATAAAAAACTTTTAGACGCTATTAAATACGCGCATGGTACGAAAGGCGTGCGCGTGCGCGTATGGTATGGGGACACTAAAACAGGTGAATCATGGAATGATGAGCATGATGTTATGGGATACGTTAGCAATTCCACAGGTGAAAAGGCTTGTCTTATATTAGTGCCAAACATTCGCTCGTTTGGAGGTGGGGCTATCCTCGATCATTCAATAGTCAGAATCGACGATATTAAAAATAAAAAGCCATTATATATCCATGAAGATTTTCATTGTTGGTTAAAACAAGTAGGTAAAATTGTGGTTAGTTGGAAAACTAATGTCACTTATGCCAAGTTTGACAGCGCTGAAAAGGCTAAACGTTATGTTCAATTCATGAGAGGAGAGAGGTACAAAAAATGAAACTACCATTAAATTTAATTCTTATGGACGCCCTACAATCGGACGATTCATTTACTGAAAAGGACGAACAAAAAATCGGCTACAAATATTGCCATGAACTTACTGATGAGGAGCAAAAAATTGTAGATTATTTTTTCATTAGACTGTGTGGTTATTCATTAAAATCTTTATTAATAAAAGCGAGGTATCTATGACAAAGTATTGCCCACTATGCGGTGAACCGCAAAGATTAAGACGATCAACGCCTGAGCTAACCATGAAAGGCGTAGTCTTGGTAGATGGAAAGAGAGGCAAGCGTTATCGTGCGCAGTTATGGTTTAACGGCACTAACAATTGTGTTGGCACTTATGCCAGTGAGAAGGAAGCGCATGAAGCGTACCTAAAAGCGCGTGATGCAAGTTTATTAAAAGGTGTATTTACCAAGGAGTAATTGTGGTTTACGAAATTTTTGCGGTTATTTGTTTTATATTTGCGTGTATTATTGACACGTTATCAAAGAGAGGAAAGTGATTTGACAGCCGATAAAAAGAAAGTTATCGTTTGTGGCGAGGGGAATGATATGAATGATTTTAGAGAATACTCAAGAGAAGTAAAGTTAAAGCAATCTATAAAGCGTACGTTCAGAGAGCGTACGCCTTCGCCATTTATTTATTACATAAGCTATGAGCAATTAGAAAAAGATATGTTAGAAGCATTGTTAAATAGACAACGCGCTCAAAAGGCGCACAAACAAGAGGGGAATAGAATGAAAAAGTTTTTACTAAAACTAATTGGGTTAAGCATGTTAGCTTCACTTGCATCTTGCGGTGGGAGCTACGAGTTCGGTGGAACAAACAGTTCTGGAAACAGACAG